AATCAGTGGGTTCTGGGTTCAAGTCCCAGGGGGCGTACTTTTCCCGGCTCTCGGCGACCTCGTCGGGCGAGGGCCTCAGCCATTCGAACGCCAGGCCCGACGCCAAGGCGAGGAGCCTCAGAATCCCAACATTGGGCGCGTCTCGGAGCGTCGCGTAACGCCAAAGCGTCTTGGGCGTCGTCCCCGCATACTCGGCAAACTCGCGCTTCGTCATGCCCGAGCGCATGAGTGCCACCGTGAACCTCTCCTCAAAGCTGAGGACAACCGTGTCGTTGGCAGTAGTAGTCATGTAACGAACGTTACACCCGCTCCTACTCAAGTTTCTAGGTGAATCTCGGCGTGTCCTACCCCGAAACGGACTAGGTCTGTGGTCGCGTAACGAACATGACGTTACGTTCGTTACCTACGGTTCCAGTCAAGCCACGCATCAGCGCCGCCGAAGCGGCCGCCCGGCTCAACGTGTCCAAGGTTCACCTACTGCGTCTCGTCGCGTCAGGCCACCTCAAGGCCGAGCGGCCTCTCGGCGACGAGCCCGGCAAGCCCTACGCATTCGACCCTGCCGAGGTGGAGCGGTTGCGACGACTCCGCGACGGCGAGGCAGGTGACGTCCTCGATCGCGTCGACATCACCGCCGCCGAGCGTGACCCCGCCGAAGATCGCAACGCCCGCATTCGCGCCTCGTGGCTCTACGCGATCGAGACGGTTGCCAAGCGCAACGGCGGCACGTTCCATACCGGCCAACTGCGCTCCCATCTCACCGACGAGGCTCAGGGCCACGCGCCCGGCGCGCTCATCACGAGCCTCAAGCGCCGCAAGCTCATCGAGGACGTGCCCGGCGCATTCGGCACCCTCAGCGACCCTCGCAACCGCCACAGCGAAAGCCCGTGCAAGGTGTACCGAGTCATTGGAGCGCTGTCGTGAGGGCGTGTACCTGTGTCCCCGTCGACGAGATCGTCAGCGCCGACGACGCCTTTACCGCGTGGCGTTCGTGCCCCGTCCACGGCCGCGCCGTGGCACGGCCGCCTATCCCGAGGCACGCGGTGCGCGTCGCCGTCGAGAGGCACGTTGAGGCTCGTCGACGCGCCCGCCATGCCGTCATGGCGATCTGGCTCGCCTGCCTCGCGCCCCTGCCGCTCCTCGCGGCGGCCGCGATGGGCCGTCCCGGCGCGGGCGGCGCGCTCCTCGGTGCGGGCTTCCTCGCGGCCCTCGCAATTCGCCACGCGATCACGGCGGGGCGCAATGACTGAAACGCAAGACCTGTTCGACCTGTTCGAGTCGCCGAGGTGCTCGACGTGCGGCCTCAAGATCTCGCCGCACACGGACGCATGGCATGCGCCCGAGCCGTGGCGAGGCCTCGGCCCGGCCTGTCGCCCCATGGTCAGCGCGGGCGAGACGGCCCTCATATGGCTCGCCGATCTCGGCCAGTTCTACCGGTGTCGCGACGGCGAACTAATCCGCGATCGACGTGACTCCAAGATCGCCACCGTCGAGCACTTCGTCGCGAAGGCGCGTACGGCCTGGCGAGTGCGCATTACGGCGTTCGATGCGTTCCTCAACGCCTACGCCCGCCACGTTGGCGCACTCGACTACCTCACGGGCGACGCCTACGAGGTGACGGCCTCGATCGCCCGTCCTGACGCGACCGGCTGGCGCTCTGAGCCGTGGGGAGCACTCGCATGAGTTGGCAGTCGACTTTGTGGGCGGTGACGCTCAAACCCGAGCGTCTTGAGGGCGTCTGTGACGCCGCGCACGTCACCCTGTGCCTGCTCGCCAACCGCGCCGACGAGCGCGGCCGGAATGCGTTCTACAGCGTCTCCACCATGGCGAAGATGCGCGGCCTCAATGAGCGCACCATCCGACGCCACCTGGCCCAACTTGAGGCCGCAGGGCTCATTGTGCGCGGCGATCAGCGCTTCGTTGCGCACATCCCGGCGAACAAGCGGCCCGTTGTGTGGAACCTCTGTCACCGGCCCATTGGGGAGCTCGACGACCCCGATCTAGGGGTGACATCCGTGACACCCCAGGAGGTGCCCGGGCCTGTGGATAACTCACCCTCTAGGGGTGACATCCGTGTCACCCCTAACGCCTCTAGGGGTGACACGAAACGGCCTCTAGGGGTGACACCTGGTGTCCGACAAGAGGTAATTAATAACCCTATAGATCAAGTTACTTACTTAAGTAACCAGGGCGACGCCGAGATTGTGGAGATCTCGCGGCCCGATCGTGAGTGCATCCACGACGAGATCGCGCTCATGTACCACGACAAACGCACCGGCACATCGAGGCCGCGATGCCCGTATTGCCGCCAGCGCGGCGATTTCATCACCCTCAAGCCCGTAGAGGAGCCTGCCCATGCCTGAAAACGCGCCCTCGCCCGTGGTCACCGAGGCGGGCCCTGACGAGGAGCTCGCCGCCATGTTGCGCAACCTCGCCGATCGTCTCGCGGCCGTCTGGCGCGAGGCCACGGTTCACGTCAAGGTCGACGGTTGCCCCTCGCATCCCGGCCTCGTCGAGTGGCTTGAGCGAGCCGAGATCGACCTCTACCGATTCGCCCACCTCACCGCTACCCACTCGGAGGCCTAGACCATGGAGCACATTGACCGGATTGACTTCCGCATCGCTCGCCCCGTCGCCAGGACGTACGCCAACGGCCGCGTCGACGACGATCTCGAATCGGCCGCGATGCTCGGCCTCGTCGAAGCGGCCGAGCGGTGGGACGAGTCCAAGGGCGTCCCTTACGCCGCGTACATCCGCATGCGTTGCTCGTCGCGCGTGGTCGACGAACTGCGCCGCCGAGCACGCCGCCAGGCCTACGAGGTGACCACGGCACCCGAGGACATCCCGGACACCGAGGCATCGGCCTACGAGATCACCGAACCCGACCTCGACGTCGCGCTCACGCGCCTGCCGTACAGCGTCGAGCTTGAGTTCCGTTCAGGCGACATCGACCGCCGCCGCCCATCGCACCGGGCGGCGCTTCGAGTGCTCCGAGAGGCCCTGACATGAGCGCCCGTAGTGATCTGACCTCTCGGGCCTGGAAAGCCACGACAGCGCGCATCAAGGCCCGCGACGGTGCCTGTGTGGATTGTGGCGCTACCGACGATCTCACCGTCGACCACCTTGAGGCCGTCGAGGTTCGCAGGGCTCGTCTTGAGGCCGAGACGGGCCGCGAGTGGACGGTCGCCGCGGTTGCCAAGACGTACACCGACGACGAGCTCGTCACCCGATGCCGGAAGCACAACTCGCAGAAGGGAGCCAGCGCGGGCCCGGTGCGCCTCGACTACCGAGCGCCCGGTTGGTTCCCGACGTGAGCCGCGCGGTTTTTAAGCACGCACCCGGCCAGCCCCGCCCCCTCCTGCCTTTTGCACGCACGGGTCTGAAATATTTGGAGATACCAGGCATTATGAGCGATCTCACCGCCCAAAACTACAGCGAGGCCGTCGAGAGATTCATCGCGGCGGCACATTGGCTTGACGACACCGATCTCCCCGGCGTCATGACTCTCAAGACCCTCGCGAAGCACCTCGACAGCGTCGACGGCCTGCCGCCAGCGGCGCTAGTGAGCCAGTTCACCATGACGTTTCGCGATCTGCGCAATCGTGCGCCCAAGGTTGGCGGCGTTGGGGTAGATCCGCTAGCCGAGGAGCTAGCCCGAGCGTCGCAACCCGATCTGTTCACGGCCGCCGCCGAGAAATGGGAACGCGAGCATGGCAACGGTGAGTGACACCCTGCCGCCGCGCGTCACGCGGCCCTTGCCCGACTCGCCGGGCACGGTGTTCGACAAGTTCGAGCGAGTGCTCGACATTGTGTGGCGCGTAGCATTCGGCTACACCCTCGACGAGTGGCAAAAGAACCTCCTCCGGCTCATCACCGAATTGCGGCCAGACGGCACCCTCAGACATCGCCAGTTCCTCGTGAGCATGGGCCGCCAGAACGGCAAGACCGAGATCGCGGCCGCGCTGGCGCTCCTGTTCCTCCTGTGGCAACCGCGTGCGCTCATCATCGGCATCGCGACGAGCGCGTTGCAGGCCCGGTTGGTCTATAAGCGCGCCATGGATGCCATTCGGCCCAACCCGTCGCTCGCGTCCAAGTTCACCGCGCTCACCGAGACGCGAGGCATTCGCTCCAAGACGGGCGGCCTGTACGAGATCAAGGCCGCCAAGTCGGCCGCGCTCCAGGGCCTCGCGATCGCCCTCGGCATCGTCGACGAGGTGCACATCGTCCCGCTCGCGTTGTGGGTCGATATGGTCAACGGCCTCGGGCGACGTCCCAACGCGATCGTTGTCGGAATCACAACGGCAGGCGACGACGACTCGGAGCTCCTCAAGCACCTCTACCGGCTCGCCGACGAGGGCCGCATCGGGCACGCGATCTACGAGGCGCCCGAGGCGCGCATCCCTGACGACGACGAGACGCTCGGCGAATACATCCTCGCGGCCAACCCCTCGCTGTCATTCGGCTACGCGAAAGCGCACCTCGCGACCGCGATCGAGCAAGTGCGCTCAATGCCTCCAGCCGAGGCGATTCGCTTCGTTCTCAACCGCTTCGTCGCCAGCGATAACACCTACCTCAGCGTCGCCGCCTTGGCGCGGTGTGCTGGCGCGGTCACGCCGCCTAGCACGGGCGTCGTGTTCTACCTCGACCGAACACCCTCGTGGTCATACGCCGCGATTCATGCCGCATGGAAAGCGCCAGACGGCAAGATCGAGGCCCAACTTGTCGCCGCGATCAACAACCCGAACCACGACAAGTTGGTCGCCGCGTGCCTGGCGCTAGCGCCACGGGCCCGCCTGTTTGCGGGCGATCGCTACCAAGTGGGCAAGGTGCTCGACGACCTCAAAGCGCGCGGGCACCGCGTCAAGTCCGGCTCCCTCGGCGATCTGTCGGGCGCGGCTTCGCGGCTCTACGCGCTCGTCCGTTCGGGAGGCATCCGGCATGCAGGCGACCCGCTCGTCGTCCACCAGCTCCCGCATGTCGCGACCAAGCACTCGGGTGACATCTACCGTCTCGTCGCCACGTCGCCCGGCCTCGCGATCGACGCCGTCGTCTCGCTCGCGGGCGCGGTCTACTACGCCGAGAACACACCCGAGCACGGGCCCCAACTGTTCGTATGAGGCAGTAAATCCGGCGCTCGATCGGATTACATTACGTGAGGCTTTTTGAGTGGCTCGGCTTGAGCACCCGTAGCGAGGGCGAGGTTCCCTCGACGTCGCCGATCTCCATCCCGTCGCGCGACGCGAGCACCATCACCGGCACTAGCGCACTCGGCATCATCAGCGTCTATCGCGCGGTCAACATCCTCGCGATCGCCGCGATGCAGTTGTCGATGGACGTGTGGCGCGGTGGTCAGCCCATCGACACGCCGCCCGTCGTGCGCCGTCCCGATCTTCACCGTTCGCGCTCGTCGTGGCTCATGCAAAACGTGACCTCGCTCGCCCTGACCGGTAACGCCTACTGGCGCGTCACCCGAGACTCACGCGGCCGCCCGGTCAACGTCGAGGTGCTCGACCCGCACGTATGCGAGCCGCTGGACAACGGCAAGCTGTCCTACAAGGGCGAGGAGATCGGCAAGCGCGAGTTCCAACACCTCAAGTTCCTCGAGATCGCCGGACGTCGCAAGGGCCTCGGCCCTATCCAGGCCTGCCGCGTCGAGTTGCAGGGCGCGGTTGATCTTCGCGACTACGCCGCCGAGTGGATGCAGTCGGGTGACGTGCCGACCGGTGTGCTCAAGTCCGACCAGCCGCTCACGCCCGACCAGGCCAAGACCTACAAGGAAATGTGGGAATCGCGCGACAAGCACAGCGTCGCCGTTCTCGGCTCTGGCCTCGGCTACACGCCGATTCTCCTGTCGCCCGAGGACGCCCAGTTCATCCAGTCGCGCCAGTTCACCAAGACCGAGATCGCGACCCTCTTTGGCATCCCCGCGCACATGCTCCTCGCGGCCGTTGAGGGCTCGACACTGACCTACGCCAACATGTCGCAGGCCGACTTGTCGTTTGTGCGTTGGTCGCTCATGGGCTACCTCAAGCCGATCGAGGAGGCCATGAGCGACGTGTTGACCGGCTTGCAGGAAGCTCGATTCAACCTCGACGGCGTGCTTCGCCCTGACATCACGACTCGCTACCAGGCCCACAAGACCGCCATTGACGGCGGTTGGCTCTCCGTCGACGAGGTTCGCGCGATCGAGGGCCTGCCTCCCCGCAACGCAACGCCCGATTCGGAGACAACCCATGACTGAGACTGACAAGGTTCACGTCCGTGAGCTCGGGGTGAGCAACATCCACCTCCGCGAGCTTCCCGACGGCACCCGCGAGTTCACCGGCATCGCCGTGCCGTGGGACACCGACGCCCACATCCGCGATTGGTTCGGCGACTACTACGAGCGGTTCGAGCGTGGAGCCGTTCAGGACTCGGACGACGCCCTCATTTTCTGGCGTCACGACGAGCCCATCGGCAAGCTCGTGCGCGCCGAGGACGTCGACGAGGGTTGGCAGATCACCGGTCGCCTCTCGGATACCCCTCGTGGCAACGAGGGCTACCAGCTCCTCAAGGACGGCGTCATTACCGAGCTGTCGATCGGATTCATCGCGCTCGAATGGCGTGAAGCGGACGAGGACGGCAAGCGCGTCCTCATCCGTACCAAGGTTCACGTCCGTGAAATCTCCCTCGTGCCGTTCGGCGCGTTTGGGCAGTCCGCCACCGTCTCGCAGGTTCGCGAGGCGGCACCGCACCCTGACAAGGAAGGAACGCCAGACATGGCAGAAACCCTCACGCGAGCCGACCTCTCGGCCGAGCTCGAATCGTTCAAGCGAGAGGTGTCCGTCGAGATCGCCGAGACGCTCGCGTCGCGCGGCCCTCGCACCGCGCCGCTCGACACCCGCTCGCCCGGCGAGATTCTCAAGGCCCTCGCCGCTGGCGACGCAACCACCATCGAGGCCTACGAGGCGCTCTACCGGGACGGCGAGGGCGAGGGCGAGCCCGAGCCCGCAGGCTACACGGGCGGCACGAGCGAGGACACCATTTCCAAGCCCGGCTGGGTGGGCGACCTCACCCGCCTGTTCGATTCTTCGTCCGGTGTCCTGTCCTCGTGCTTCGCGACCGGCACCCTGCCCGAGACGGGCATGCAGATCGAGTTTGGTGAGCTCGACGAGAACACGATCGACGTCACCAAGCAGGACGCTGAGGGTGACCCGATCACGTTCGGCAACGTGAAGCTCACCACTCGCTCGGCCGACGTTGAGACGTACGCGGGCGGCACCGAGCTCTCGCGCCAGGAGATCGAGCGGTCAAGCGTGAACATCCTCGACGCCCACCTCCGCGCGATGACGATCGCGGCGGCCGCCCGCAAGAAGGCCGTCCTCCGCGCCGCGTACAACTCGGTCGTGAGTGCGCGCACCGGCATCAGCGGCAACGGTGGGGTTGTGCTCCTCGGGGCGCAGCTCAACTCGGCCACCGCCGCCAACTGGGAGGCCGCCATTGTCGACGCGGCGATCAAGTACGAGGCCCTCAACCTGACCGTCGAGGGGCTCGTCGTGTCGTCGACCGTGTTCAAGAAGCTCGCAGGCCTGACCGTGTCGGGCGAGCGCGTGTTCCAGACCGGGCCCGGCAACGCCTCCGGCGTTCTCGACCTGCCCGGCCTGCGCGGCGACTTCGCGGGCATTCCGGTGCTCCTCGACTCGGGCCAGTCCGGCGA